CCGCTGCGCCAATTGCAGCGCCGCCAAGTGATCCAATCATTCCCATTTTCCCCGCGCTTCTAGCAGCATCAGCCTGCGCCATTCCAGCAGCATACTGCATCTGCGAGTTGTACGCACCGTAGATCGAGCCCATGCCAGTCTGTGATTCAGGATTAAAGAGCTGCGGGCCAGCCTGCTGTTGTCCCATCATCGCATTCTGTGCGGCCTGACCGCCAAACGAACCAGCGTACATAGGCTGCTGGTAGAATGAAGTCAACGCAGGGGCGGACTGTTGTTGGAAGTAGCCACCCAAGCCTGTGCCAAGAGCTACAAGCTGCTGTTCCCGGGCCTGACGTGCGTTGTAGCGGTTCATCACCTCGGCAAGATTGCTCTGTCCACCTAGCGACGTTCCGCGAGCTGCGTAGCCTGCTCTAGCCTGTTGGTCGAGCATGCGCTGCTCTTCTGGCGACAGTGCTGCCCCGTTAGCCTGCAAGCCGCCGAGCTTTTGCTCTGTGTACCGCTGAAGAGCTTGGTTGATACCGCCAACGCCCTGAGCTTGCTGGAAGGCTTGAATGTACTCTGGGGCACGCTCCTGCAAGCCGCGCAACTGCGCACCCTGCTGCGACTTCATGTAGTCTTCCTCTAGTTGCGAGTAAGACGGCTGAAGCTGCTTGTACAACTGAATTTGACTAGTGGCTGCCTGCTTTGCAATCTGATCCTGTAGGGTCTGATACTTAGGCTGGTATTGCGCCTCGCTGGCATACACCTGCGGAGCCATTTCCACTTGAGCTTGCAAAATAGACCGCATCGACTCCTGATAATTCGGAGCCGGGGGTGGCGCTGGTGCTGATTTACTTCCTCCGCCCATATAAAAGTCTTTCTAGTTTTTTAGGAGTGATCTGAACTGCATGGTCGTGTCTCCATGCCCACAATTGTGTGATTGGTGATTTTCTTGTAAATCCTTGATTAAACATTTCCGCAACCGCTTCAGGCTCGCTTGCCCAAGCCATGTGAATCGTCCAAATGCCATTCGGTTTACGCCACTTCCAGTTGAAATCGCTAACGCCGGGATGCACTGTAGCAATGCCAGTAATGACTTCGTCACGCCGCGCAACGTAAATGCTATCATGGACGCCGTAGAAGCTAAGATAGCCATCCACATCATCTCTGGACACTTGTCCAAGAAGCTGAATATGGTTGCGGCATTGTTCATAAAGCGTGTCTACAAGTTGTTCCCAGTCTTGGACTGTCATTAGGTTTTGACGATGAACATCACGGCTACGTTGCGTGGGCGCGTTTCGGCGGTTCCAGTTGAGCCTGTGGTTGCGGCTGCTGTTCCTACAGCAAAAGCTGATGTTGCAGCTCCTTTAGATGGAATTGTACTGTAGTTTACTACATTATAGCTATGAGTATGAGCCTGCATGGACTGCGCTTGAGCAGATAAAAGCGCTCGATCAACATCTACTCCACGACCGTTATCCCATCCACGGATAAATTCACCTCGCAAATCGGGAAGGTTAGTTCCAAATAACGTGATAAGGTTAGGATAGCCAGCCGTAGACTGTCCGTTGCACTCCAGCCAACCGGACGGAACCGTGGATGCGCCCCACATTACAATTGAACCAGACAGTACGGTAGCTGCCGCTGTGGCGTCTACATATCCCTTACTTGCTGCTGTAGCTGCCGTAGATGGTGTGCTGTTCACCAGCACCAGCGGCCCAGTCATTGTGCCGCCAGAGACTGGCAAGAAACCATCAACGATAGATGAAAATAGCTGCTTAATGCTATCAAGAGTGTACTTAAACAAAGTCCCCGTTCTTTCGGCCAACAGGTAATCGTTCTCTTGAGGCGTGTCCTCAAGCTGTGCGGAGATAGCTCCCGGCAACAGGATCGCGTTATCGACATGATCGTTCAGGTTCTCCGCAGTCACTTGGTTAGCGCCTGGGGTAGGGTAATTGACGTATGTCGTTCCTTTTTGGATTTGTTGGCCGGGCATATATTACTCCTGAGAAATCATTGGTCTATTTGCTGCTATAGCATAAACAGCAACACTTTTCAAGGCTGGTCTTCCAACCACAAAATTAACTGTGCAAGCTATCGACGTTCCTCGGGCAGCGATGCGGGGGCGCAAGGTTCCGTCTGAGGTGCCGCTAAAGCTGTACTCAAGGACAGTCTCGGTAGCATCTGGGTCGTAAGTGGTTGTGTCAATCTTCACAAAGTCGTTTGCGACGTTGTTGAAGGTAAACTCGCCTCGGCTAAACCGCTTCTCTGACGTACCACCAAAGGCGTACTCCCTAGTCTTTACAGAAGCAGGAATGTGGACGAAGTTCTGTGTGCTTGGAATCAGCGTAGACTCGGTGATCTGGCTGGACGCTGGGAACAGGTTGAAGGGCAGCACTGGCAGCGCGTTGGACGTATTAAACTCGTCACCCTCGACTTGCTCCTCCGACAGGAACACCCCTCCATACTGGCCAGCCCCAGCAAAGTTGGTGATAATCATTAGCCTCCGTTGATTGATATACGCAGACAAGATCAAGTTATCTGAGAATAAGCCCGTAGGATAATAGTCAATCGACTCCCAATTCTGGTTGAGCGTATTGTATACAAGGATCTTGTCGTTCCTAGTTGCTGTGCCTGTGGGCATCGCAATGTAAAAGCGGTTGCTGTAGTAGGTCGCTACCGAGTTTTGAACGGCGTCGTAGTTAACGGTGTCAAAGAAGTCCGCAATTGGCTCACTGAGTGGCAGCGTGTTGCCTAGCAGTTTCAGGTCAAGCTGGGGCGTTAACATGTGAACGCCGTTGGCAGACAGGAAGAACACGAACTGGCCGGCAGCTACAATTGAACGTCTAGCCAAGCAGCCAATTTCGGTCGTAACAACCGTCGTGCTGCTGTTAGCGCCGGGAGGCGAGTTGATGTCGAAGTTGTCCGTCTCTACGAAAACAACGTAGATGCTGTTGGTCATAAAGACCAAGAACTGGTCTTGCACCCACGGAAGCACCCCTACAATCGAGTCGTTCCCGCCGGTATTGATGACGAAGTTGTTCAGCGTCGTGTCGCATTGCTCGCTCAGGATGTCGCTAACGAGCATCTGATAATCGCCGTACTTAAGGATAAGCCGGTTCTGAAAGTACAAGCCAAAGTCCGCGCATGGCACAGACTGCGTCACTCCCGTCACTGTGCCGCCGTCTACAGTAAACTTCTGCTCTGCGTAAGTCACAGAGGCCAGCCCATCCTGCCATACAAGCGGTGGCAATCCACGGCGAGCTGTCCAGCCCGGATCGTTCGTCCGTGCCGTAAACGTCGAGCCTGTCTCGTTCGTCCATTGGAACGTAAACGTATTCGTGCCAGTCACCGTGATGACATAGCTGCCGGTGATGCCCTGTCCTGGCGTATCGGCGCCGTCCGTCAGACCAACCGTGACCTCGTCGCCGGTGGAGTAACCGTGCGCTAGAGTAGTCGTGATTGTGATCGTGCCAGTCGCGTTATCGAGGATGTCCCCGTTGGACTCAGTAGCAACAAACGTCGTCTTGTCGTACTTGCCTCGGAAGATGTACACCTTGTTCAGCGCCGTCACTACGTCACAGATGCCGCCAACCTCGATTGTCCGTCCAGCAGGAAACAAGTATGGCCCGATCAAATCCTCGGCGTCTTGCCCTTGAGCAGGCTTGTACAGGTACATCCTGTCCGTAAAGACCATGACAATGTTATCGTGGCCGTCAGCGTCAACGTACAAGCCGGAGCCAACCATCGTTAAGCCGATGAGTTCACTTTCAGTCAACCGCTTGGTGCCCTTGCGGGGCTGGGCAATCCCGCGCTGAAGTCGAGTGTTGAAGCTTGCTTGCAAGATGCCAGGCTGCAAGTTTGCAGGGTCAAGCCTACTGGCAAAACCCAGAAACATGTCATCACCTTCAGCTTGTGCCTCTTGTGCCATTAGGAAATAAGCTTACTGAGCTTGTCCACAACCCGCTGAAGATCGTCACGCAACTCAATCATGCGCTCCATGTGGCCCTCATCTTCGCCTTCTTCCTCGCCCTCGTACTCTTCCTCTTCTCCGTAACCGCACTCGGAACAAGTACCGTCGGACTCCATAGGAGACTCACATTCAGGACAGGAGCGGCTTTTGCCACCCATAGGGCCACCAAGGATGGCCAACATTGCATTCATTGACTTAGGCATAAGATTAGGCGATTAAGGATTTCTTGGCTTCTCTGCGAGCGCACAACTCAGCAAGAGAATAAGGAGTATCGTACTCAAAATGAGGCGCATCGTATAGCTTCTTGAATTTGCCGCCCCAACGCAGCCTGTGTTTTTCACACAAGGTTGAGGCGTGTTTATGCATAAGGTCAGCGAGCTTTGCGTCAGCGGGTGTGCTGCCATCCATGTACACTTTACCCTTGAACACGCCGCAGTCGATGGCGAGTCCGAAGTTGTGCATGGATGATCCTGGTTTGGCATTGGTTACCTTTGGACCCGGAGCAGTGCGCCCCTTAGCGTACAGCGCCGCTTGTTCTTCAAACGTCCTGGTTCCACAGATAATCTTGTAGTCCAGTCCATTTTGAGCAACCAGTTCTTTCGCGTCCACGATGAACGCAATAAAAGCGTCCCTGACTTCAGGTAGCAGCGTCGCTATGAACTTGGCTGACCGTTCATCAATCATTTGTGTAACAGCTTGTATATCTTGGCCAGCGTATAAAAGATTGCGGCAATACCACCTAGGATGCGAACCGTCTGCTCGATCTCGGACAAGGATAGGGCAATTGCGGCTACGTTTATGCCCAAAACGGAACCAATTTCCTTCAGATCGCTTAACATTTCACTAGGGCTTTCCATTGCATTACCTGTGTTGAGATTGTTTGGCGACAGAGGCGGCATCGAGCAACTCCAGTTCAAGTTTCTGGTATCGGGAGTCTGAATGCCATTTCTGCGCCATGACAGCAGTGTACGTCTGACCGGCTCTAAGCTCAAGTATCTCCTTGCTGGGAGGATACAAGTATCTTACTGGAACGTGTGAATTGGTAGCGCAGCCGGTCAGCCAAAGCATCACGGCCATTGGCCCTAGCTTCAAGGATCTGAGTTTCGACATCATCGCAGTACTTGGCTATGTCACGCTCCAGCTCCCATGAGGCCCGTTTAACCTTGATCTCCAACCACAGGCGCAGGATTTGCAGTAGGTTTTGTATCATTGGATTCCCTGCGGATGACGTTGATTAGCCCGATAAGCGCTAGTCCAGTAGTCAGAATAGCCTCTTGCATCTCTGGGTGCAGTTTAATTCCAACTGCTGTGAGCAGCGCAAACACGCCGCGCCATGTAGATGGTTCTTTGATTCGCTCGAGTATGTACTTCATAATTACTTCTTCTTAGCGGTTTTGGCGGCTTGCTTGAACGCCTTTGCTGTTGGAGCGCCCTTAGTGCCGGGTTTGCGCATCTTCTCTTTGCTGCCACTAGCGATACGTTCGCGCTTGGCGTGGATGTTGGAGTAGAGTCCTTTCTTCATATTAGCACTTCCAGCGTCTCATGCTTGCCTTAGCCCGTTCTGCCGGGCCTTTAGCCTTGGCGACTACACCAGCCATACGAGCGCAGAACGACTTCTTGCGACCAGCGTCAGCCTTAGTCTTAGGACTAGGCGCAGGAGCCTTCAGGTTGCTGCCAGTCGCCTTATTGTACTTGGCGCGTCCCTTGGCCGTTAGCCCTGCCCCACGCGAGGCAGGCAGCTTCTCGCCGCGTCCTACTGCTAGTGATACGGATTTC